GCCTTCAGACTGTCTAGAGATAATACCAAAACCTGACATATTTGCCAGAGAGGTCAAATCACTGTCTAACGGTTGTGCGTCTCCAATACCATATGCTGCCAAAGAATTAGGACTGTCAGCATCAACAATACGACCTCTAGAGTCAACTGTAATTCTAGTATATGTGCCTTGTGCGTCTAGGTCATTAGGGTCATAGTGTGGTAGTGCGACCACATAATTCAATTCAGCAGTAATCGTCAGGTTAGCAGATCCATCAAACGTACCTGCACCAGACATGTCACCACCCAGACTGATTTGTCTAGCGTTTGCAAGTCTTGTTGCGGTTGCCGAATTACCAATCAAAGATGCAGTAATTGCACCTGCTTCAAAGTTACCGTCAGCATCACGTTTAACCAACGTGTTAGCGGTATTAGATTCAGTCTCGATGGGTCGCTCATATTTCAGCGAGTTCCATGAGGTAACACCATCACCAATTTTAATACGCGACGTGTCAATCTCAATCCCCAACTCACCTTGGGCGAGAATAGGGTTGACGTTTGCCCACTGCTGGGCACCATCACGGCGTAATTGAATTCTATTTGCCATTGCTTAGGATCCTAGGGCACTTTGCACAGTCTTTCTAAGTTATTTATATCTAATAAAAAACCCCTTGCGGGGTCAGGTTTTATGCTTCCTCGGTTGTCTCCTCGGGAGTCTCTTTCGGTTTGAGATATTCTAGAGTTTCGATTGCACCCAAAAGTTTAAGTGCAGTTGCCTCATTGTCTTTAATCTTCTTTCCAAGATCTTGATTCTCAGAAATCAAGTTTTGATAACGAGTGCGAAATTGCTCTAGAAGCTCTTCCTGGCTTGCAGTTTCGGTCACATCAGCGGGCATCGGGCTCTCCTTGTATAAGTGTTTTCAGTAAATTTTTAATATCGCCTAGGTCTGATTTTAGACCATCAACGTCATTTTGTAAAGCCTCAAACCTCTCGTCCTTTTTAGCACGACGGTTGTAGGCAGCCATGTATTCATCATACTCCGTTTTGTTACAGTTGACAACTGCATTCGATTCGGGGTCTCTATACCATCCATCCTTACCCTTTACAGGGATAAGGTCTGGACTGAATGGCTCAATGTGGTCTGTTTCTTTGTCTCTTGACATAATCAACAATAATAATTATAATCAACCGTGTTAGGTTGCAAGAGCGATAGCTCTAAGGTCAGCGAGGAGTGGGACACGTGCCTGGTTTTTAGACCGCATCACAATCTTTAACTGGAAAGCGTTGAAACTGAGACCTTTCTTCTCGTATGCATAGTCTTTCCAGAGATATTCTTCTGTAGGACTAGAGTCATACTGTTGATTAAGAGTTGTAATAGGTCCACCGATAGAAGTCCAACCAATGTTGTTGGGGTCGGCGTTATCACCAGTCTTAAATGCACGATAGTAAATTCTTACTTCCGTTGCAGGGTGTCTAGTGATTTGGAAATCAACCTTAATCGAGCGTGCTTCACTACCCAAGCGAGCGAGACGAGTAATATATACCGCGTCGTTTTGGTCACCAGTAGGTAGAGTGGATACATCCTGTGCTCTATCAATCTGGGATTGCTGTCCATAGGGTGAAGGACCACCAGGCCAGTTATTGATTCTGTTAGTAGTCGTGATTAGCGACAATCTATCTAGGTCAATACAAGGCGAGACAGTTGACTTTCCAGTGGTCAAGGTAATTGCCATCTTCAATGACTTATTACCATCCAGTTTATTCTGCTCATTAATCTTAGAGCAGATAAGTTGAGGAGAAGTGAAATGATTCTCTTCATTCAACACAACATCCAGATACTGACCATTGTTGATAAAGGAGTTTTGGTCAACAACAGTTGAGCCATCTCCAACAGACGTACCTGTAGTAGTATTTACACGAGCAAGAATCTCGGTTTCTGGAAGTTGCATCGTGGAAACCGTAGGTGTGACACACTCAAACTGGACATTTTGAGATGCCCATACATCAGCACCACCGCCACGAATACCGTTAGTTGCAACGTGGTCGATATGCAACATGTAAGTGTCAATCCAAGGGCAAGATGTAGAAGTGTGGACCTTGTTAATTTCCGTTAGAGGAATACCATCAAGGTTATAACACTCAACTACTGTGCCAGAAGGATGCTCAACATCGGCAGTGCCGAATGCACCTCTACCAGAAGTAGCAACTGTGATTACCTGACCGTTAGCAGAGATTGCAGAGTATTGAATAATCTCCTCTCCAATCTTCATGTAGCCAGGATTGAGGTTACCAATCTGTGCTCCACCAATAATCTGGTGGAATTGACTACCATCTTGGACCTGAATACTTGTGCTACCTTGAGCAAGAGTTGTGGTAAGTGTAGTATCAGGGACTTCAGACTTAACACCCATAATCTCTACGTTGTTGGTGCGTTGATGCATACCATGGTTTCTGTGGTATACCAACACTTCCTTATCATCCGATGGGAATGAAGGAGCAGCAGTAGGATATGCGTCGTAAGAGTCACCACTGTAACTGATGTTGCTAATCGTTGCCGATGTGCCGCCAGGCTCAGACAGGGTGTCAGAAGTATCGAAAGATTTAGTAATAAAGTTAAGTGTCAGCGTATTAGTGTTACCGTCATATGCAGTCACTGTGCCAACAGCACCACTACCAGACCCACTAACTTGGTCGCCAGTCTCAAATACACCATTGAAGATTGCAGAAAGCACAATCGTTGCAACAGACTGAGATGATGTCAAACCTTGGAATGGGTCGCCATTAGTATCAAGGAAACCAGCGGCAAATGTGCCAGTGATATCCGTCAATGTCATTTTCTCTGGGTCAGAGGTAGCATCATATTCTTTGATAGTACCTGCAGCACCTGAGGGTTGCTGGACAATTCTCGCACCAACTGTAAAGTTGTAGTTATTACCAGAAGGCATCAACAGTTGTTGTGTTGGCTTCAGTGTTTGAATTGGATTCTCAATAAGGTTGTGAATACCTCTATTTCCTCTACCCAACTCAGCGTTATTGAGAATAACGGTGCCACTTGATTGTGTAAAGTTAGCGCGATATACAGTAAACTTAAGGTCTTCATACTGGTCAGCAGTCCAAGTAGAAGCGTTTTGTGACTTGAAGAGCACACCAGAATATGGCTGCTCAGAGATGGTCCTTGTGCCAGATACATCAATATCACCCATTCTGGAAATCCAGACCTGATACTCGTTAGAGTCGGACAGTAGGACAATACAGTATTCTGTGCCTGCCTTAATATAAACAGGAGACCTGAATGTAAACTTAGTTGGGATTGCAGCGTTGTCTGACAATTCTACTTGGTCAGGGTCAATCGTGCAGTCAGAGAATGGAAGGATTTCCTTAGAAGGATAACCATTTTCCATGGTCCTGATTTGCATCGAGATAGGAATGCTGCCATCTTTAGTCTTAAAGAAGATATCAACACTACTCAAGAATACACCACCTTCTTCTTCCACAAGGAAGGATTGTGCCAGAGGGTCATACCAACCAATCTGACGTGTGGATGTTCTGGTAGTTGTAACAGTCCTTCTATCATTAACAGTATCTCTTACCAACTCAGCATTTCTGACAGCAAGGATATTCTCTCTAACTGTCTTCAAAGTACCTGTTGCCATGTAAGTGGTATCTGCAGAAGAATCAACTTCGCCAGGTGCTCTACTATTAGTTTGTGATGTAGTAAATCTAACGGAGCGTGTACCAGTTGCCCAACGTGGGTTGGAATCATTCTTAGGTGAAGGAATGAATAGTGTGCCCTTCAAGTTACCAATGTTATCAGTCAACAGTCTTCTATCTCTAACGACTGCTCTAGCACCAGAAGTTTGTCCAACCAATACCTCACCGACAACTACGTTACCGAAGAAGTTAGGGTTGACGCTTTCTGCCATTGCAGTAACATCGATATTCAAGAATGCTGTTTGTGATGCATAAGACTCAGCAAGTGTACTTGCACCAGTGCCATAAGGGTCAGTCTTCATGCCATCATTGGCAGGAGCAACCTTGATTTGACACTTGGAAATCTCACCAATAACTGTCTCACCAACAACGAAAGGAGTTTCGTTAGTGTTGGGGTCAGCAGTAGAAGACTTAACCAACTCAATAATCTTAGGAGTAATATAACCAGTAACGTTGACACCATCAAAGAAGGCATACATTCTGGTCCTAGGCTTCAATCTATCAACGTTGAAACCGATATTTCTGGAGCGAATCCAAGGCACGACACTCTGTGAGAGCACGCTATCACCAAGAGACTTCTGCTCAATCTTAGGAATAACTCTAGTCCTAATACCCTGTCTTGCCTGGTTGTTAACAACCCTCCAAGTCCTTCTTTCGTGGACGAATAGAGGTTGTCTACCTTGACCGTGACCCAATCTACCGAGTCTACGACCACCAGCGGAGAAACTACCAGACCTGTTTCTAAATCTAGTTCTGGAGATGAGAGATTCACCTGTCCAGTTAGTCTTCCAACTACCCCATTGGATAGGAGCAAAACCATTCTGGTCAATCTGCATATCTCTAGCAACAGCAGAGAAGTCACCTTCAACGTTTTCAATACGTGCAGGCATTCTCTCGATGTCAATCCAGTCATCAGATGCAGGAGAAAGGTCAATACGTCCGATGAAAGTAAACACGTTGAATGGGTTTACGTTTTCAGTCCTAGAAGCATAAGGTTGTTTTACAATCTCCATGTCTTCATAGGGCAACATCACCATGTTACCTGCAGTCTTCACAACGTTGCTAGACTCAGCAAGATTCAACTCTAGAGGGACGTTAGTTGTATAGTGTGAAGGTCTAAGGTGACCCTGACTAAAGTCCATGGATACCTTATAGTCAACGTGAAGCACGTCTCCAATAGTATGGTCGGTGAAGTCATCCACCACATATCCATTCTTCAATCTATCAAAACCATTATCATCGTAGGACTTGGTATTCTCTGCCTGAGACTCAAGCATAGTCAGTGAAGTGTAATACTCCACGTGTGACAGTCTGGTCTCAATGTCACCAATATCCTTCATCGTATAACGACGAATGATTTCAGGGTTAACAAGGATATCTCTTTCTACATCGTAGACATAAGGACGATATTCAATCTGTGCCAACAACATCGCATTGTCAATGTTGTCTGGGGGTGGAAGGTCTTCCGAAGATACACCTTTAACAATCTTCAGTTGATTATCATGAGTGAGGAAGAGTTTATCTGCTCTAGGAAGATAGTAGCAGTAGTCCATTCTGATTTCAGTATTAACCTTCGGCACGTCGAAGATAGTGGAGCCACCAGCACCACCAGTTGTGTCGAATGTCCTAGCACCAAAGTCAAGAGATGCACAGTTTACATAATATGGAGCGGATACTGTGCCACTTCCAGATGCCAACTCACCAACGCCAGGTCGGAAGTCAACTTGGTCTCTCAGGAAGTTAATAGACCCGTCAAGTTTATACTTAGGAATTTCTTTGAAAGTAATACCAGTGTATGACTGGTTGGAGAAATAGTCTCCAGAAGATTCATGAATGAAGTAGTCAAAGATAACAAGTAGTTTACGAATGGGTGGTGTAAACTGTGGGTTTCTGGTCATCTTAGACACATCATAATAATGTGCTTTTTGTCCAGCATCCAAATCAAACTGAGAAGTAATAACTTTACTACCAAGTGATACTGACCCATCAGCGTCATCGATGATAGCACTCAGTTGCACATTATCATCATCTACACCATCGATAGTTTCACCAGCAGCAAACGGAATTTCGTTAAGTGCAACATAATACAATCTCAATGTGCTGTTGATAAACTGAATAACTCTACCGCGAGCACCAGATGTTTTACCAACAATAACACTACCATTATCGAAGAAGGTAGATTCTGTTAGGACCAGATAAGGTGCTTCAGCATCATTATCATTTTCAGATTCATATATAGCATGAATTTTATAGACATCATTCAGTGCGAATGAAATCTCTTCATCTTCAATTCTTGTGCCATACAAGTTACCATATGCAAGACCATATCTCTGTTGGTCTTGTTGGTTACGTGTGCGGATGACTTTCATCGCACGCATCTTAGCGGCAGTTTTAATTTTTCTGGTAACGATATTTTTAGATACCAGAGCAGTCAACTTAACAGTATTGACATTTGCCAATCCATCAATAGTAACTGACTGTCTGTCAGCACCAAAGGTAACTGTCAATGTGCCTGCATCATTCAATGCATCGATGTCAAGGTTTTGTCCAACTGAATATGCAGACCCAGACTCACCAAGAATAGTAAGAATATAATTTTCGTTATCAAGAGTAGCAAACTGCTCAGATTCAGGAAGAGAAACAGTAACACCACCAGACACAACAGTCTTATTATTGAATGTCCTAAAGACGAAGAATGATTCATCAGAGATGGACTTCATAGATGTCCTAGGTGTGTCAATAGACATCTCACCATTCTGATAGTCCTTCTGGAATACGAAAGGACGCATTCTAACCAGAGTGCCATACTCACCATCAGTAGCACTACCCTTTGTCAAGGATACGTCTAGTTTCGCAGTCTGTGTCTGATAGTCAAATACGGGAGCAGGAGAACCTGAAGATTGGTTACCGCTTGTAGTAGAAATGTTTTGTGGGTCAACTCTCAAAATTCTAAGAGTCTTTTCACCTTCAGCAGATGTTTGAGTTGCAGTAACTACTTCACCAGGTCTAAGGTCATCTTCCATCTTGGTTTTGAAACCAACGATGTCTTGACCACTTGCTTGGTCAATAGTAACTGTAGATGCTTCAATCTGTTGCTGGTCATTAAGAAGAAGGTTTGCACCAAAGATGATAGCATTAGATTGGTTTCTACCTCTAACAGAGCGAGAGTCAGTGAGGTTAAAAGAGTGTGCTGCTTCCAGTGTGCCGATAACACGACCATCTCTTTCAACAACTTCACCATTTACAAAGTCACCAGAGACTTGCTCCAGCATACAATATGTGCCACTACCATTGTCAGCAACGAAACCTCTAGCATTAGATGTACGACCTCTGAGCACATCACCAACTGCCACGGCATTATTACCAGCAGCAAAGTTGATAGCAGTAAACATCTGCGCATCAAAAATCCACATGTCATACATGTTATTGTTGTCGAGCTGCAACTGAATGGTGCGTGCACGACCAATCATTCTACCTACAGTAGAAGATGTATTGTTTAGAGTCCAGTCGTCATACAACTCAAGTGTTTGATATGCTTCTTGGACACCTTCACCAGTAAGGTCAGGCCATCCATAAACGTCATACACTTTCAGGAATTGACCAAGACGGAATGCCAAGATACCGTTTTGGACACATTCAAAATCTCTAGGTTTAGGAGCATCTACGAATTCAGGGACAAGGAATTCAGTCCTATAACCTTTAACGTATGCTCTACCTGGTGAAATCTCAAAAGATACGAGGTCATCAGATGCCAAGTTACCATCATCAGTTGTCTCGCCAGGTCTATACACACCATTATTGAAACCATCATCAAGGTTTTCTCTAGGTGTGATAGTAAATGTATCAATTACATAGTCACCAGACTCTTCATAAGTCCTTCTCGCAAGTGACTTCTCAAGCTCAGAATATGCAGTAGATGTAACAAACTCTTCAACTTTAGAGTTGTTAAGTCTAAGCAATTCAATAAAGTTTTTATCAGTCGTGTCGTTAATTGCTTTCTTGACAAGACTTGTTTTAATTCTAAATCTATGACCACCTGGTGCAGAATAGTTTGATGTACCTGCAGCGTTATCATTTAGTGTTGGGTCATCTTCTGGAGTAACAATAGACTCACTTACTTCGAGACCAACCCTGTAAGAAGGACTATTTGTATACTGGTCAAGGATAAGATAAGAAGATGGGATGTCAACGAAATGACCACGAATAAAATAAACACCTTGGTTAATATAGGCAACAGATGCAACAGCAGTTGCTTCAACAGGAAGGAGCTGACCAAATGGTGAGCCAACCTCAATCAGAGTTGTGCCAAACGTAATCTCATTTTCGGCAAGCAACTGCTCGTTAGGTTGGAAACCTTTAATAGTGGTGTCAGAAACTGTGTCACCAGACTCAATATACTTAACGTATAGAGTAACGTAACCACGAGTAGATTCAGATGCAGGAATAGAATAGAGGACTTTCGCCTTGATGCCAGTGGTGATACCCTCAATAATCTGACCATGAAGTTGAGTACGATATGTCTCAACATCTACACCGAGGAATGACTGTTGCAGGATGATAGCTTGGACCTGTAGGTCATAACCTACCTGACCAGGAATCACCATCGCACCTTCTTTGAAGAAGTGTTGTCCGATGGACTCCAACTGATTCTGCAGAATACTCTGCATAGTCGTTAGCTCTCTAGCTTGGATAGGATATCCAGGTCTAAAGAGGACTCGGTAAAAATTCTTATCCTTATCGAAATCGTCGAAATAAGGAGAGATATTCAGATTAGTATTCTGTGGCATCTTAGAACTCGATTACGATTTTAATATCCTCGATTTGGTCTCCAGCACGAGTAATCGCGCCCCTGTTATCTATGTAGATAACTTCTCCAGAGTTAGGTTGGACCTCAGGTTTGGCATAACCATTAGTGAATGCCATACCCAAGTCATATTCCGTGTTGTTGATAACTCTGGTTGAGGAGCCAGAAACAATCGGGAAGTTAATATCAGGGTCAGCAGATGCACCTGATGTTGCACCTACGACAGGGTTACCACCCTCAAACTCAATTAGGTTTCCAGTGAATTCAGGGAATACACCGTCAATTCTGTTTTGGTAATACTTAAGGACTTTTGTAGTAGAATTCCAAGAGATTACACGACCACGAGCAGTTACTTGTTGACCACCAATGGTCCTAGACTGTGTGATAATTTCGTCTGTTTGAAAGTTACCAGTAAAAGAAGGAGAGAAGATTACCGCTTTTGTTGCTGACAAAGTAAGGTCAGAAGTCAACTCCTGAGTGCCATACTTAAATGGGTTAATAACCAAACCAATACGACGGTAATCGTTATCAGTTGGGAAGTCACCACTACCTTCAGCATAGGTAAACTTGGTGTTAATCATGACTCGGAAACCACCCAGCTCAGTGGCAGGGTCAGCACCGTGTCCAGTTACGGGTGGGATAATGACTTCGACGCTACCCCCTGTACCTGTCCCTGCACCGATTCCGTTGACTTCATCGATGATGACTTTACCGAAGGTGTATCCACTTCCTCCCGAAGTAACAGTGGCGTTAACAATACGCCCACCATCAACAACAAGCGAAACACGCCCGCCAATGCCATCACCTTTAATGGGGACATTTTCATAAGTGCCATTGTTATAACCAGAACCTGAGGACGCAATAATAACAGTATCAATTTCACCACCGATAGCATCTGCTACCACGGCAGTGTCACTCAACACTGGCATATATTCGTTGGAGAAGAATTTTAGGACTTGACCAACAGGGATCGTATACATATACTTCCAACGATAACCATCGGCAGTTGTAATAACGGATGTGGAAGTACCAGTAGGCTCAACAGTAGAAGGTTTACCGTTAGGATCAGAAGGACTGGTCCCGTTGTAGATGCACTTATAGACCTGATACGACGAGTTAACGACGTAAAAGTCTGCATCATAAAGTTTCGTCGCACCCGACGAAGCGGTTTTAGTCGCGGAGTAATCATGACGATACATGTCATAAACGTAACCCAAACCACCAGTGGTCTGTTCGGGTGGAATCCAATCTGTACGACGGATAACTTGAATCGTGTCATTTGCTAACACACGTTTCAATGATATCATGTCAGCATAGTCATCCGAAAACTCTTGGAAAGAGTCAACAGGATCAGGTGCTGCATTTTCGTTGTCCCATGGTTGAGGACGACCGATGAACACGTACAGTCGGTCACGGTCAGCTCCTGCTAAGAGGTCAGATTGCGTGGGGTCGGGACCCTCAAGTGCTTTTCTGAATCTTTCAGCAGTAAAAATTCTAAACTGGTCGGTAAGTAGTGCCATCTTTTAGCAGTTTCCCTTCTTTTTATTTATGAGGCTTATTCATCCTCGTTTCTAACATAAGTTGTGTACTCAACAGAAATAATATCTGCCTGCGCACCTGACGTATTACCACGTAAAATTTCTCCAACTTGCCACTTATAAGTGGGGTCGTTTGCAACAATATCCTTAACAGTCAATGTAAACTGACCATCTTTAGGTCCAGTCACTCTTTCAACTGTGGTTGCAGTTAGACCTGTTGTTAGACCTTCTACAACTTCGGCGTTTCCACCTGCACCTGGCACATTGAATAGTGTGGCAGTGTTATATGTAATGACTATATTTGCTACAGATGTGTGAGTATCACCATCTCCCAAAGCACCAGCAGTACTAATAGTTGCAACCAAAGGTTGTGCGTTACCATCGTAGATTTGGTCACCAACTTGGAAGAGAGTTGTGTTTTGACCACCAAGTGTCTCCTCAATACCATATTTAGACGAGGCGATACCCCCATCTAAATTAATTTGGTTTTCATACTCTGTCCCAGTGTTAACAAGGTCAATAATACCGTCACCCGCACCATCTAATTCATCATCATCCTCAAACTTTCTATTAAGGATTAGACTAATTGGACTTGTAAATGCAACGATATTTTCTCCTTCTGCCTCTACCAACACATGAGGCTCAACACCTGTGCCAGACGATGCAGCAATACCACATACAAACGCGATAATTTTTGACTTCTCATTAGAGCGACCAGCGTCAATAAACGCCAATTCATCAACCTGAAATGTCAGGTAAAGTGCTCTTTCAGTAGGGTCCCAATCATATACGATTGCAACTCTATTATTAGAGGACTCAATAACTCTTCTTACCTTATCAGTAACTTGGAAATCATATTGAGTTATCCCATTTTCATCATTCTGCAAACTATCGAGAATGACTTTTTGGTCAAATCTAAAGTTGATACCTCTATCACATCCAGTAAATGATGTAGCAGTCTTACCTGTATATCTGATAACTTCCCTACCAACCAGGAATTTACCTGAGCCTGCATATGGGTCAGTTGTCTCAACATGTATGGTGTCACCACCACTGCTGACATTAGTGAGTAGACCTGTCAGGTTATACAGCACAGAGTTTAAGCTCTGTCTATTTCTCGCTGTCCTAATAAGGTCGGTATCTCTTGTAAAGATAATGTTTGGTGTGCTTTGATATCCACTACCACCAGAGATTAGGTCAATGTTGGTAATAGCACCAAGGTCAATATAGGCCGCGGCAGATGCACCGCTACCACCGCCACCAATAATCTGAATAAGTGGAGGAGTCTCAAAGAATTCACCAGCGTTGGTAATTTGAATGCTACTAACTTGACCAAACTGATTGACGTTTGCAACACCAGTCGCACCTTGTCCACCACCACCTGAGATGATAATGTTAACGTCTTCTTCAGTATAGTTTCTACCAGCCTGCTGAATAGACAAACCAGTTAGCAGACCTGTGATAGGCACCAACTCACTACCTGACCCACCACCACCTACAATGTTTGCCTCAGCATCAAAATATCCATCACCGAAAGCGGTCATCTGGATATAGTCAATACCACCGTCAGGTTTTAGAAATACATTACCTGTCGCTGAGCCATCTGAATTCTCATCTTCAATTTCTAATCTTAGAGGGTCATATCCTTCACCAGGATCTAAAACCTCTACAGCAATAATCTCACCTTTACTACCAGCGATAACTGGTCTCAACACTGCCTCTCTAATAGGTGTGCCACAATTACCAATACGAAGCCTAGGTGGGTCATTAGGGTCATAACCTGACCCCGACTCAACGACATAGACCTCCCTCACCCCGAAGATGCTGTTAAACATCGGGACGATTTGTGCTCCAGAACCAGTAACTGTGCGTGTTGTCATACGATTATGATGTCACCAATCATTGCTGTGTGTGATGGGATACCACACTGATATTTGTAGTTAGTACCTGGCGACAGTGACATAGGAATCGTGTAGTATTGGACTCCTTCATCGCTACCACTTGTGCCATTGGTAATAGCAGACCCACCTGCTGATTGTCTAAGTTTGAATGGGTGAGATGCACCTGAAGCATTATGGAATCTGTAAGTAAATCCTCTCATCAGATAGATGGTTGGATTCCATGTGCTACTTGATACGCCAGGTCCATCAAAAGACCATCCATTACTTGTGTTACCATTAACAACCCATCCGATTGTAGGAGATGCAACGGTTTCTAAAGTGCCGTTTCCATCAACGATTAGGTTGTTATTCTCACTAAGACTTTGACCGCTAGTGAGAGAAAGTTGAGCTGTAATAGTTGCAGTATTACTACTTACAGCGGTAGTAATGCCGTTGCCTCCAGCGATGGTGAAAGTGCTATCGCTGGCATTTGCAGTATATGACCCACTATCACCTGCAACACCCTGCAATACGTTTTGGACAACGTTGGGTGAAGAGTTTGTAATTGTTAGATTATCACCATTAATAGCGGTGGAAACCCCAGTGCCACCAACAAAATTAATAGTAGTAGCAGTAGAATTAGCCGTCTTGCTTCCGCTGTCAGAGCCGATACTAGAGAAGATATTTTGGTCTGCATCTCCTAATGCTCCTGTCATATTGATGGTAACTGTATCTCCAGCAATAGATGTGGAGATGTTAGTGCCACCAGCGAATGTTAACGTATCCGTCGCAGCAGACGCCGTAGTCGTACCAGAGTCCGCATTGATTGTCTCGAAAAGGTTTTGTGTAGTGCCGCCACCACCGCCAGTTGAGGCAAGATCATTTGCTGGCTCCCATTGCGAATTTGCTGATACCCATTTTAACACTTGACCATCAGAAGGTCCACCACCTGCTGTTAAATCAACATCAGTCAATTCACCGATGCTGCTACCAGAGTCAATCAGCTGAATCCATGCTCCACCATGAGCAAAATATCCATGGTTTTCTGCGTGCACATGTGCAAACATACCATGATGGTTTGATGCAGCAGGCAAGTCACCTGTAGTGTCAAAGTGATTGGTATACTTTAGTTTACCGTCAGTGCCATCAATATAAGTTAGTGCATCTCCTGTGCCACCTGCCCAAAATTTAATATGACCACTACCATTAGGTTTGATAACGACATCACCATTAGATGATGAGCTGATTTGGAATCCTCCAACGTCTAGATTTTCTGTCAACGTTGAAAGACCACCCTCTACAAATGCTGAGCCATCCCATTTAAGGAATTGTCCATTAGAAGGTGTGCCGATATTAATTTGCAGGTTGGTATCATTACCAAGAGCTGTATACAACTCATTAATAACGGAATTCAGTTTGATAGCGCCATCTCTCAGGCTATCACCTGTCCCGTCATTAGCGGATGAGCCGATGTTGAGGTTTTGCTTTGCCATGGTGGGTAGATTTCTACAGTGTTATTTAGGTGCCGTCGAAGGACTGAGCGGTAGAATCCATAGTCGATGATGTACTATCGAATCTATTAGCAAGGTTACCGCCACCACCTTGTCCAGCAACAGTCAGTGTGACTGCGTTAGAATCTAGTGGTGAGTTTTGTGCTGCTGGGGCACCGAGTGGTCCCGTAATACGGACTCGATACTTATAACCAGTCATATATGCCAGTGCAGTCACCTGATAAGATGCTGCTGTTGCTCCAGTGATTGCTGCAAAAGCGAAACCACCGTCAGTGGAGCGATACCATTGATATCCAATAGGACCGTTTTCTGGCAAAACTTGTGAATTGGCAGTAAACGTAGCGGTCTCGCCAACGTTGACTGTTGCATTCTGGGGTTGCAGTGTAAACTGCAATGTGGATGGTGCAGGACCACCACCTCCTTGGTCTCCACCACCACCCTGATCGGGCACTACAGTGGTGTTTGTATATGTGACATCAATCAACTCTCTAGTTGTCAATCCACACATGAATGGAAACTCTGCGTGAGTTACATCGTCAGGGTCAACACTCAAGAAGTATGCATATGTGCCTGTTGGATATTCTGGTGTGATACAAAATCTTCCATTATGGTAGTCTAGGTCACCAGTGCCCTCAACATACTGCCAGTCCTCAACGAGAGACCCTGCAGGGGGGTTTTCGGGAGTGCTACCATAGTCAGGTCTACCATCAACTTCCACGTCCCTGATAGCATATGATGAGGACATGGGTTTGGTGCCACTCAAATTATCCCATGGATTCTGATAGGCATAAGGACCATATACAGGGAATCCATCAAAGGCGACTCCAACCATCTTGGAGTGTCCATCAGGATGTCTGATGTTGTCTCCGTTATATTGTGTGGTGCCATAATAATCATTATAAGATGCTATAGCAGACCCTGCTTTCCAACAAGACAGGAAGTCTGAATCATGATAATGATATTGTCCAGACTGCTCAGGGTGACCACCACAACTATCAGCACCAAAACTGATAGGCAGATTATCTGCATGAGCATTCCAACTAAACCCTGTAGGAGGGTTACCTCCATCACCAGCACTAGGATTAAACAGTGCTACACCATTAGCAGAGATACCAATAGTGCCTAGAGGAGTATTAGTCCTACCATTTCTCTGGTCATAATATGTGTAAGCACCTGTAACAGGTGTTGTTGCCTGGTCAGCAACAATCAAATCAAGTCTGTCATCTGATGCTAACCAACATTCGCCATCAATAGATGTGAATGATGTGCCCTTAAACAGAAATACTTGTTTATAGTCATCAAAGACAAAGAGAATACGGTCGCCTGGTCGAATACTTGGATTCGCACCAGCGAATAACGCATTGTCATTTAACGATAGTGTTATCGAGCGAATAAAACCGTCATGAGTATAATTGGCATCATCAAACTGACGGCCAATACCAAATGTCCCACCACGATAGTAGAAGTCGTGGTCGAAATCTTGCTCTTGAACAGTGTTGGGATTGTTATCATTGGGAAACGTACCATAACCTACGGGAGCAGGCAGACCATCTGCTGCTACCGTAAGAATTCTAGTACCTGAAACGTAACTTGCAGTGCCCGCCATCGTTTTACTTTTATTTAGTTGTCATCGAAGATTTGTACTGGGCTGAAGTTGCTCAATACGGTTGCACCTGTCTGGACGCTAAGGACAGCACTCAATGAGTAAACAGGAGTTGCACCTGCAGCAGTGATTGCGACTCTGTATTCGTCACCATCGTCTGCCTGTGCAGCGTTGTTTGTATTGTATGTGGACTGGTTAGCACCAATGATGTTGCTCCAAGTCTGTGTGCCATATTCCTTCTTCTGCCACTGATAATTGAGTGAAGAAGTGTTAGTAACTGTTGCCGCTACTGTGAAGGATGCTGTCTGACCTTGGTTAACAGTCACGTTAACTGGGTCAATCTGAATAGCGATTGTGCCAGGTGTGATTGTTGTGCCACCAGTGTATTCAGCACCTTCACCCGCGAGGACATCGAAACCACCGTTGACAGGTGTGCCAGTAGGTTCGACGAAATCTACAGGGACTTCAGTCTCAACGTCAACTACAGGTGAGGTGTAACCAACACCCGAAGTCTTAACATCAATTCTTGTGATACCCATCAATGCCTTGATTTGTGCGTCAAAACCAGAGGAGGAAATAACGTCAACATTCGGGCGTGAGGAATATCCATCGCCAGGATTGGTGAGGATAGCGTTAGTAACCTGACCAGAGATAATACTTGCAAGAGCAGCAGCGTTACGACCCTTAACTGAGCCAGTATATTCAAAGGTAATCAAAGAGTTGGAAGACTCAATCAGAGCAACATCTCTTCTAAATTCTTCACCCTCAATTAACAGTTGGTCACCAGCTTCAATAGGTGGCACCACAGTTGCAGCAATCACGTCAGCGTCACTACCAATGTAGGAGAATCCAACGAATGTGCTACCTGCGCGAGGCACTTCAGCGAAGATGATTCTAGAACCCACAAGCTCGTATGCGATGCCAGGTTCCTGAATGATACCGTTGAGTGAAACGATAATGTTGTTTTCAGGGAGGATAGTGTTAGAAGAAACACCCTCAGTAAGAGTCAGTGAGTAGAAGAGACCTTGACGCTTGAGGTTGAAGGACGAGCGTAAGGAGTCAAACTCAAAGCTGATATCATCCAACTGACGCAACTTACCAACATAGTATCCAATAAACTCAGACCCGATTTCAGGTGCCTCGTTGAATTGAATCTTGTCGGAGAATGCAACGTAAGATGCGTTACCGCCAGGTGGTTGAAGGACACCGTTAACAAACACGAGCAAGTGACCAGCAGGATCTGGGAAGTATGCTTCACCATTGCTGACTGTGAGGTCAAACTGTGTCTGACTACCGTCAAATCCTCTAAAGTATCTCTCAACTCTACCTTCCAGTGTGCGTGCGTTAGTAACAGCACCACCCCATCCATAATCAGACTTAACAGTCATGTTATTGGAGAATACGCCGACAGCATCTTCGACCCAAATGGTTGCAGTGATACCTTGCTGCTCAATAGCAACAACTTTACCGTAAGTGAAGGATTGTGTATCAGTGTAGGAGTTAACCTGTGCGTAGATAGTTGGGAAGTTACTACCAACATCAATCTTACCGATAGAGTTAGCAGGGTTAGACAATTCAGAGATATCACCACCAACACCCACAGGAATGAGGTTAGCGATAAACAATCTATGAATGCCATATTGAGGGTCACTTGGGTCAAGGTCCAAACCGTTGATATACTCAGTTACCGTTGCACGGAAACCAGGATTTTTCTCAATGGTGCCTTGTAACAAGGATACTTGGTCGCCAGGTCTGAATGTATCAGAAACGCCAGTATCAGTAATAGCAGTGCCCAACTCAAGTTGATAGATGTTGGTGCCGTGGATAAACTGGTTAAGTTGAATCTGAGTGCCAGAGATACCCTTAATATCAAGGATGTAATCTGTAACACTACCGTAGATAACGTCGCCAGGCTCCCACTCGTTAGTGATTGTCTCAACATCAATCGTGACACGACCACCAGTGTTACCAGTCAAACTACCAGACTTGTTAACGTAGGATGACATGTAACCTTCGGCAGCGTTGGAATCGCTGAAGAAGTAATCATCAGTATCAAAGTCACCACGCTCAACGTTGATAAGCAGTCTGTCATCAGATGTGCCGACTGTAGCAGTTGCACCTGAGGTGATACCTTCGATGACTGCACCAGCAGCGATTGTGCCAGCAACGTTGATAAGTTTGACGAAGGACTCGCCGTCGTTATTAGTCTTAGTTGTTTGAAGGACTTTACCAGTGTTAGCAGTTGCACCTTGGACCACGACATCTTCACCGTTAACGAAGTTGTCATAAATTGCCAGTGTCTGTGAAACGTTGGTGAGAGGATAATTCTTAAATTTCTTAAGGATTCTTGCCTCGTTAGCAAAGACGCTTCCAACCTCAGATGTTGCTTCAGATGTAGACCCGAAGATAACGTCTGCAGGGTTAAATCCACCTTGGATTGGAGTCTCAGATGGGTCTGCAGGGAATACAGAAGCGACACGATTAATACCACTTCTTCTAACAACAGAGAAGATTTGCTGACCACTGTTAGAAAGGTCTGGAAGTAATTCTCTGAATCTACCGTCATGAATGTAGTGAGCACCAACTTCAAACCATGTCGCAGTTGCAGTCATCACATACCAATAAGATTGGGTAGCGAATGCTTCGACAGAAGTCTGAGATGCTGGGATGTATTGTAGGATATCACCACGACGGAATTGGTTAGAGCGATATACTCTAACTCTATACTCAGCACGGTCAAATCCAACGTTGACTTCAGGTGTGAGGACAACCAAAGCAGGGTCAGTGTTGTAGTCAACACCCATCTCATACTTAAGGTTGCGAGGCATGAGGTCTGTAGAAGGCACAAATGTGACACTTGCTTCAGTCGGGAATTTAGACATCTCCAAGGAATACTCCATCGGGTTGAAGGAGGAATCCATGATGAATTCTGCTGCCTCTTGATTGTAATCCAATCTTTCAGGCATAACGTAGATGTCATATCCAGTCCAACCAGGATCTCCCAAGTCATAGAGGACTGCCTTAGCATATTCTCTCAGACGTGTGATTGTGTAGAGTAGATGTGAGCGGACAACATTATCGAAGGCGATGAAGTTACCTTCACCGTCAAACCATGTCTGTGTAAGTTTGAATGCGCCAGCATTACCGCCAGTAATCATGTCATAGCGGACTGCCTTCATTACTTGATGGCAGAATTCCATGGTCACATTAGTTGTGCCATAGTATTGGGTGACCATATCAAAGGCACGACCACAGATTGCTTGGTCATTAAAGGCAAGCATATTAGCAACACGCTTGTCATTCTTAGTGCCACCACCAAGAGCATGTGAAAGCAACGACATCAAACTATCGATAGCAGATGTTACGTTGTAGCATGTGCCACCTTGATATTCTGTATTACTATTGAATGGGAATGTCTTAGTTACACTATTAGTAAGATAGTTGGAGTTAGCAGTTGCTGCCTGAGTAATAGTCTCAATAGGAATTTCCATGAGAGTATTGATTGCAGAAACAACCTCAGGACATGTCATATTCCATGTGCCCTCAGCATCAGACCCACCATTACTTTGGTCGTAGGTTGTGCCAAGTGCTCTATGCACGCTGTCGGGAGTATACTTAACAGGCCATACCTTCGGAAGTGTGACAGTGCGTCCAAAGATTTGACTAGGATTAGCAAGTGCATCAACAGGAATTGCCATGAGTGTTTGCAACTCAGTAACCACAGCATCAGACTCATTGCCAGAATAATCTGGGTCAACCTGACGTGCTCTGTAGTATTGCAACTCAGAATGGACTCCGTATGACCAACCAGTATTAGTCTCACCAGATGGGGTTGTTTGACCGCCAGTAACGAAACCAGCAACACTACCAGTTGTAGACCATACTCCAGCACCACCGCCAAGACCTTGGTTGAGTGCAGGTGTCTCACCTTCACCAACGAGGTTACCATCAATCCAGAGTCTTACGCGACCGTTACCAGTTGCCTGTGACCCACCACATCTAACTTCCCAAGCAATTTCATGCTGTAATCCATCCATATAGGTTGCAAGTCCAGAGACTTGGACATCAGTAACTGCAAGACCATTGATGGTATTAGCAGCACCACCAGCGATAGAATCGCCAACACCAGCACGCAATCTGAGATATGTGCCACTATCGCGGAAACCTAACCATGTGCCATAAGTGGAATTACCAGACTTAAACAACATCTGGTCGCTAGGAGTGCCGTTAGGTAGAGTAACAACCGCTGTCATCACAAAGTCATCGCCAGGATCGAAACCTGTAGAAGAATTTGTGCTAACGTCGATAGAAGCATTTGCAGTAAATGTCCTAGTTACATTGTTGTTGTATTCTGTGCCAATTTGGACTTCTCCAGCAAGGACATTCAATAGACTGTTGCCAGGATTAGGCACAGCGTCAGTGAATCTCTGAGCAACACCATAATTTGCAGTGTTGGTAATAATCTGGTCTCTCATTGCACGGATTGCAAGGTCACGTGCTCTGTTGATAATCCATGTAGTTTCAGCAGTCAGTCCAGTAACGTGGATTGCACTGCTACCACCATAACCAACATAGAATTCTGAAGCATACTGCATGAAGTTGTCACCGTCATACTTCAAGTTGAAGACAGCGGCACGCACAAGGTCAGTAACGTCATGGACACAATCGATAGCACCAGCAGACCTAATGCAGTTAGTCTCAGCACTAACCCACTGGTGTGTATATTGTTGACCAGCAGGAGATGCACCAACGTTAACAGTAACAGTGCCAGTCTGTTTCTTAATAGCGCCAGCGGTGGCACTTACGAAAGTATGAGGATACTGGTCTGCCTGTGCACCGACGCCAACGTAACATGTAAATGTGTCAGAATCTACAACAGTTACAATCAACCACTTGTTGTTTGCAGGGTCAGTGGAGCGAGGATAGGAATGATTAGTTGCATTGCCATCTTTGGTGCAAGTAAATGTAATACCATTAGTTGCAATCTTAATTCTATCTCCAGTTGTCAAACCATGAGCACTAGAAGTGTTGATGGTCATCTTACCAGTTACTTGGTCATAACCAGCTGTAGATACATCATGAGAAGTTTCACCAACAGCAGTGACAGGTAGTGTCACGTTATATGCAGGGTCGCTTCTGCGAGGATACGGATGATTAGACCCGTAGTCATCCTGAGAGCAAGTGAATGTTAAACCATTCTCTGCAATATACAATCTGTTACCAACATTGAAGGAGTGGCGTGGGATTGTCAATACAAGGTCGCCACTAGAAGCAGTATATGCACCAGTTGTAGGTGTGAAATGCTCACCACCAAGATTTCTACCGTAACGGACGCATCCAGTTACAGCACTTTGGAATTGGTGTGTATATTGCTGGCCAGTAGGAGATGCACCAACGTTTACCTGAATAGTGTCTTTGGTGACTTCTTCAATCTCAAGATACTTCTCATATGCAGGGTCAGTTACACGAGGATATGGATGGTCATCAGCGTAACTATTCATTGAGCATCTGAATGTGATACCCAAAGGAGCAATCTGAATTGTTTCACCACTTTGGAATCCATGGTTAGGAATGGTGAGGACCATTACACCAGTTGCTGCAGTATAAGTTGCAGTGGTAGGAGTTACTTCCTTAAACCACATTGCACTGCTACCACCGTTAATAGCAAGTGAAGGATACTGTGCTTTACCATCTGCTACTGCTTGCTCAGCGATATAGCGAATGTTGCTATCAATAGCATCACCACACTTCTTATAAATTTCATCTCTAGGATTCTGCTCATATGACTGGACAGGAGTCGTATCAGCGGTATTGCCGTCAATATAATCTCGGCCAAAACCATTACGCAAGGTCAAAATTGCGATGTCTCTAGTAACCTTCATTGTGGTTACAGATGCTTCCCATTCAGTCTCAACGTGCTTCAGGGAGTTATTTTCTGTCTCGATATAAAGAGCAGATGCATCATATGTCTTCTCGTTGCAGTCATACAGAAGGTCATGACCGACAGAATCGAGAATATCCACAACGTCATCCTCACAGTTAACAGGTCCACCAGCGATTCTCAAATGAGAATACTTGGACATGTCATTCATAATTGCCACTGCCTCTTGAGCAATCAGACGCTTATTATCCTGAATTGCATTTACAGAGTCGATAAATCTGTCATTGACACTTCTATTATTCTGAGGATATCCTTCAGCGTCAATAGTGACAGTATCATCTCTATAAGAGCTACGTGTCGTAAACTGTGGGACGTAGTAATCATCTTGTGACCATGCTGGGATTCCAAGACCTGATGCAGTTTGACCAGGTGAGAGGAGAAGTTGATTAACTGCCTTAGTTGCAAGCATCTTGGCATAATCAAATGCATCAAGCATTGCATTGAGCTCATGCTCAACATGCAAGATATTTTCCTGAGAATCAAGATATTGGTCGATTACATTCTGGACCTGATATGTGCCACCTGTAGCAAGGTCACCGATAACAGCAGGAAGAATGAAGTCCTTAACGTCTCTTTCACAATATGGTTGACCATAACCAGGCATCTGTAAGAAGTCATACTCGGTGCCGTTGATAGTTGCTTGATACTTATCTTGAATGTAACCAGCAACTTCTTCTGCAATGTAAGAGCGATTTTTCCAAAGTGCCACACCACCATCTCTAAATCTGTCACCAGTAGGTGCCAAGACTTCAAGCATCGCATCCATTAGGCCGCGAATCTCATCTTGGACGTTTTGAGTTGCAGGAGTTGCGAAGTTATTGGGGACTCTTAGTCTCTCAGTATATGTGCCTGTAAGGTCATAAGAAGTTGTTGTGACGATATCAATCATCAGGTCAACTGTCTTATCCCATGCATACAGAGTCTGAAGAATCTCATTACCAACGTGCTTCAACTTACCAGATGCTTCCAGATAAGTCCTTGCAGTGTAAAGGGTATGGTAGTTACCACCTTCTCTGAGGTCTTTAATAAGCGCACCAAGAATATAATCCTTAGTATCTCTTATACACTTGTTAGTGCCAGTATAAGACTGTGATGCAGGGTTGTCGCCAGGAATTGTAAAGTCTGGGAATTGTGCCTGCATCATGCCAACTGCTTCTTCAGCAATCCAAGCATCATTCAATTCAATAATACCTGCTGCTTCTCTGAATGGAAGTCTTCCAAGGTCAACATCTTCGATGATAATTTCATCTTGACCATAGTCAACATTCTTAGCAGTTGCAGAAGAAATACGCTGACCAGTATAGGTAGCAAATGTCTCAGTAGTAGAAAGGATGAATGGTGCTTCACCATCAAGTCCCAAGGAGATTCCTTGACGACTAAAGTCAATCTGAGTAGGAGGTGTAAATCCTGCGCTGTAATCTGCAAATCCTTTTCTAACAACCAGATTATCAATGTTTCCAGTAAACCCAAGAGTCTGCTGGAAGGATGTGCCGACGTAGCAAGGAGCATAGAGATATTGATTAGTGTCTGCGGTAGACCCAACAGATACACCGTCAACATACAGAGTGGTAACTCCTGTGCTTCTAACAACAGCAATATGATGCCAGTTTGTAGGCACCAATGTGCCACCAGAAACTAGAGTTGTGTTACCATTAGCAACTCTTACTGTAGTGCCATCGAGATATACTCTAAGACCAGATGTAGCGGATGTGCGTCTAAAGTCAACTATATGTTGTGTGCCAGACAGTGCATCAGCATACAACCATGTCTCGATTGTGAATGCTTGGTCAGCAAAGGTAAAGTCGTAACTATCAGGTGCAGTCAGATAACCGTTAGATGGAATTCTAATGGACTTGCTTCCAGATACTCTAGGATTCTTAACGATAACACTTTGTGTGCAAGGACCCTGATTAGTCAGTCTGGAGTTGGTGATGTATTCATTATCAGTGAATGCCCCAGTTACATTACTGGTAAATATCCACTTCAGACCAGAATTGACGCCAATAGCAGCTGCCGATGCATTAGATGTAATACCCTTAATGACATCGCCAGTGATAAACAGACCACTAGACTTATCCTTATAAGCAAGTTTAATAGTCCTTAGAGTTTCATTATTAACGAATGTGCCGTCTGTGATAGTAGGAAGTGCGTTGACATTAGCAAGTGTGCCTGCATCGATTGCAGTGCCAGCAATATCAACAAGAGTTGCAATGTATGCTTGGACGTTAGCACAGTTTTGAATAGTTTCGTTTCTACCAGAAGAGTAGTTGGGGTCGAAGTATTCTGCCTTAGTGCCACCACCAGTAAATACTGCATCAGGAAGTGCATCAACAAAGGTGTGTGCATAGTCACCACCAGTGGTAATAGCATTTGTGACACCAGATACGAAAGTATGCTGATACTGCTGGTCGGCAGGAGAAGCACCAATCATGACAGTGATTGTAGTCGCTGTCTTAGAAATGATTCTGATGTATTCTCCAGAATAGGGGTCAGTAGAGCGAGGATATGTATGGTTACTAGCGTTAGCATCCATCGCACATGTAAATGTCAGTGCGTTGTCTGCAATTCTAATCATCTGATTGAGTTTGAGACTATGTGCCCCAATCTCCATCACCAATCTACCAGTAGCAGGGTCGTAAGTTGTGCCTGTTTGAGCAGTGAAAGTTGAATTAGATGTAACGCCTACATTGACTGTAATAGTTGTAGGAGTTACTGCACTGATTGCAAGTGCAGTATCGAATGATGGGTCACCAGCTCTAGGATAGGAGTGGAAAGTATCGCCATCATCAGCAAGACATGTAAATCTCAGTGAATGAGGTCTAATCTTAACAGTATCTGAAGTAGTCAGAGAGTGTGTGCCGATGGTCAATTCCATGACACCACTAGATGCTGTATAAGTTGCAGCACTTACATCAAACTCTTCAAGGGAATCATTACCATTCTCATAAGGACCAACATATGTGGTTGGGTCCTTAAGCATGAATCCTGTTACAGATACTCTGCTATTAACCTGATGATAAAGGAGGTTGTTGATTGCCTCAAACATCAAATGTTGGGCCGCGGCGAATACAGTTAGAGACGCTGCTTCTTCACCTGTCAGACCATTGGTGATAGGTGTGCCGTTTGCTTGGAAATACTTCTTAGTGAATTCAACGATATTGAAGTTACCACCGTCAGAAACGTCTTGTGCGATAGCATCAATCATCAGACCAACGTCACGACGACATTTAGTCTGGCCTGGTGAGTAAGTGCCAGCGGTTTCATCAGGCAACTCAGTCAAGTTACCATTAGTAAGAGCAGTGTCTACAATCTCATGTAGAGTTTGCATTGCTGCCTGCACATCGGAGCAGTTGTCATTACCTTGGTTAGATGTATTAGCACCATTAGTACCGTAATCATCATTAGGTGATGGGTCAGCAGTAATACCATTACCGTCATAACCCTCGTTTGTCAACTCATTATGATAGGGGAATGTAATGCCAGCAACACTACCATTGACTCCAGTGTAGTCAGCAGTGATTTGGTTGGTAATCGCCAACTTCATCCATGCTAGTGCTCTTTCAAATCCATAACGAGTTTCAGCAGATTCGTTGTTTACATAAACGAATGCACCGTTAGCATCGAAGTATTTTTCAGAGAATTTACGAGTATAGACGTTACCACCACGGAATGTGTCAATAGCAATCGCCTTGATATACAACTGGATATCTCTTACACACTTAGACTCATCGGGGACAGTTAGAGATGGATACTGAGTAATCATCTCATCATATGCCACAGCAGAGATATAATCGATATTCTTGATAATCAGACGATATGCATCAGAATATCTGCTCCATGGGTTTGTAATTACATCGCCAGGGAAATAGAAGTATGGATGCTCAACTGCAATCTGTGCTTCAGCAAAATCAATAATTTGCTGCTTATTGCCCAGAATCATCGCAGAAGCATCTTTGAATCTGTTTTCTGCAGTTCCGTGGAAGGAAGAGTTAGGATTGTTGTAATTTACTCTTCTGTTGACGATAGTGTCGCCAGCAGAAATTGTGCCACCAGTTAGACCTGTATATACAACTTCAGTGCTTCTGACTTGCTCAAAGTCAAGGAAGTCTTCATTAATTCTTTGGTCAGCAGCATACAACTCTGTAGGAGTAATAGACGACTTAGAAATATCATCAAGAATCTTATTGGGATTAGTGATGCTAACAAGACGCTCAAACAGTAATCCGAAGAATGTAGAGCCAGGGTTGATAATCAACTCGTCTACAACGTCAGAAGTGACAGGATCGGTGTATGGTGCGATATATGTGATTTGACCAGCAATCTTAGACTTAGCAGAGTAGATAAACTCATTAAGTCTCAAATCAAAGATACCAGTCTCAAATCTTGGAGTACCTGATGTTTTACTGACCACAATGCGGTCTGAGATGGTCCCTTGGTCATCAATGTTAGTTTCTTCGATAATAGCGGTATCACCTTCGAGATTAGTGATAGATTCGCCAAATTCAAAGATTGTAGAGGTATTAACCAGAGTTACGCTTTCAACAAACGCTGCAAACAACTCTCCTCTAACAACTTGCTCATTAAGGTTAAATGTGCCTCCAGTGAGGTTAATAACGTCAATATGAGCTAATCCAGAGTCAATAACGGTTGCAATGGTGTCAGAATCTTCACCTTGGACTTGTTGACCCAAAGTTGGGAAAATACCGAAGTCGTTACCGCCAAGAGAGTCATAAAGTGCAATTCTGTAGATAGGAGTTGGTGTAACACCCAAAGTCCTATAGTTAACCTTAGAAGGTGGTTTTGGAGGCTCAGCAAACACAAGATTGCCGCCAACCACTTGATAGGACTCACCAGGCGCTTGAATCACACCATTAAGCGTAATCATCAACTGGTCTTCGCTAACAATGACTTGCTCGCCTTCTACAGTGATTGGGAATTGCTTATCGATACCATTGAAGTCACCAGAGATGTCATCCATCTTTTTAACGATAGATGTCAAGATTTCCTCAGAAGAAGTCAATCTTCTCTTTCTGAAGAGCACTTCAGTGTTGTTATAGTCGGTATAAACGGGTTCGGCAGCACCGAATGATGTAATCTCGTTTACATTACTATAGTTGTTGATATTCACCTGTTTGGTGAATTCTGTGCCAATACGACGACCAGAAATGTCTTTACCGCCAGTCAGCTCCAACTGACCAAACATGTTGAAACCAGCGGGGTGGTTATTTTCCAATACCTGAGTTTTCCACTCTGTAATTGGGATATTGGACTTAATAACGTATGAGAAGTTTTGGTAGAAGTAAGAGTCTTGAATCTTCTGGACAATCTCGGAAGGTTTACCAACATCGTCGATAAAACGACCAGGTGTCCTAGTTAGAGAGTCGATATTAAGCACACCACGTGCAATGCTCAAGTTGTCGATAAGACCAGATGCTTTGGAGATTTGACCAGTTACTTTCTCGCCTCTCAACCAATTACCGTTATAATCAACAATCTTAAGAATCTTAGGACCAATCTGCCAACCAGTATTGGTAGAAACGATACCAGTTGCAGTTGCTGTCTCAGGACTGCTACCTTGATAAACTTCCTCACCCTCAAGGAATCTAGAAGTTTCAACCACTGCTTCAGCACGACCACCAAAGACTTCAGTAAGCAATACCTGACGACCTTCACCAGTTGTCAAGAATGTAATGTAGTCACCAGCAAGTGCGTTTGCTTGAGTCAGTGCAAAACGAATTTGGTCAGATTCGAGTGAATTTGCTTCACCAGCAATAGCATAGTAAACCTGCCCTTCAACCAAAGTGGTCAAACCTGCACTACTTGGTTTTGGAAGGATACCTTCTGTGCTACCTACATCTTCTGCTCTAAACGTAACTGCAGCACCAGTTGTAATACCATGAGGGAAGTTAAACTGCAGATAGTTAAGGTCAAGGTTAACAACGTAGTTAAATTCTGATTTAAGAGTAACAGTAGGCTCAGATGAGTATCCAGCACCAGGATTCTTAATGATAATCTCATTAAGTCTGTTATTCTTGATAATTGCTTCAGCAGTTGCTCCAGCACCGCCACCACCTTCAATGACAACAGCAGGAGTTGATGTATAACCAGAACCTGGGTCAATAATGGTAATTTCGGAAAGAATCGAAGTATTGAAGAGTTGGAGGTTAACTGGGAAGGTAATCTCAGGTTTCAGAGTATAATCGTGTGAATAACCGAAACCAAACTCATTATTCTTCAGTCTCTTAATCTTACCGATGTTTCTACCTGTCAAGAAGACAGATGCACCGCTACCTTCGCTAGGAATGATAACATTTACAGCACCACCAGAACCTGCAAGGGTTGGTCCAAGAATACCAGGAATAGCATCAATATCAATGCTTGCAGTGGTATAACCTTTACCTGGGTCAGTAACTGCAGCATTAGTGATGGCACCAGACCCAACTTCATCATCTAGGACAACTGTAATCGTTGCTTTACCACCTTCACCATCTCCATTGATGGGCACATCATAATAGACGCCAGCTGCATATTCAGTACCTCCATCAACCACCACAATCTTCTCGATTTGACGGAAAGAGGCAATATCAGAAATAATTGGTAGTTTCTGGTAGAATCCACCAGGTGACACCAGTTTAATTGTATTAATAGGTCCAACTGCTCTTGTAGAAGTTGTAGAGTAGAAGGAATATGGATTATCAAACTCATCGTTGATAATTTCAGCAGATGACCTCTCAGGCTCCTTAAGAAGTGGGAATCTGAATTGGAAATCGGTCAGAATCTGAGAAACAGTAAACGTGCCTTGATATGGAGTCGTAATAACGTCAATAAAGGAGTTGGACCCAACAGGTGAGTCTGCTCCAGTCCTAGATGGGTCAAAGTAGTAAGAGATGTTAGTAACATCGCCCAATACGGAGAATTTGACGAAAGGTGCACTAGACCCTGCAGCATTAATACCAGGTGTGCCGACTCTTTCGATATTATTGAAAGAATACTCTAGTTTGTACTGATTATCCTGAGAGAAGGACAGATAGTATCCGAAGTTAGAAACATCAGACACATCAAAGACGTATTGGTGATCTCTAGTAAATTCTAAGGTTGGGTGCTTAGCATAGATGTTGACATTCTGAATACCATTGTTATTAAAGGCAGGGTCAGACACTGCAGTCGCTCTAATAGCGAATGTAAACTCTCTGCTACCAAATAGTTGGTCAATGAAGAAACTTCCGTTGAATTGGTTTCCTTGGAATCCTTCAGCAAACAGAATATCGCCAACTTTGAAGTTATGAGCACTATTGGATGTGCAATATACAAATTCAGTCCTTGCAGAAGCAGTCCTGAGAATATCTTTCTCTAGACGTGCTGTTACGCGAATTTTCTTAACTCCAGCAAAACCAGAAATCTCTACAGACTTCTCATCTTCCGCTAAAGTGATATTATTGTCATTAAGTGAAACAACGTCGCCAGGAATGTATGTGCTGCCTGGTTGGATGTCAATAATCTCTACAGAGTAGTTTGCACCTTGTGCATAAGGCATCAAACGTGTCTTAGCACTAATTGCTTCAGAGGTTGCAATATGAGTCCAAGTAACGCCACCATCAGATGCATCACCAGTAGTATGGACAGGTGCAGTTTCTCCTGCAACGCCACCACCACCGACTGCAACTTCATATACATTCAAGCGATACCATACACGCTGACCGACAGCATAAAGCAGACCAGGCACCCACTCAGGCATATCAAGACCAATATACTGAGGTCTAGGATAAGGATGCTGAGTTAGGTCAACAGTAAACTTACCTGCATCGTCAATAAATGCCCAGTTGATAACACCATCAGATACAACACCAACAGTATGAGTTGGAGAAATTGTGCCTGATGTGCCAGCACCCTGTGCTTCATAAATTCTCTTGCCGTTGTAAACACGGTCACCAGAGGCATATACAGTATTAGTTGCCCATGGTTTCTCTTCTTCAATAGTATCGAAGTATGTGCCTTCGATTTCATTGATATCATTAGCAGTTGTTCTGAATCTATCGGTATTGTTGAAGTTACCATAGATTTTACCAACCTTATACTTATTACCAAAACCAGGATTCAGTAATGTGCCTTCAGGGACTTCAACGATGGTGCCGTATGCTTGAGTAACACCATTAGAGTTGAATTGCTGTAAGATACTACCCTTAGTAAGTTTTACATCTTGGTTAAGAGTAAATTCAAGGACGTTATCAATCTTCTGATAGAGTGCATCTCTCAGATAGAATTTCTTGACAACGTTAGCAGCAATCGTAAGTCTCTTACCTTGAGGTGATGGGACAGTAGATGTCTTAGTGCCATACTCATGCTTGTTAGCAGTTAGTGCATATGTACCAGGAGTTAACGTGGACGCGGTTTGTGACATGTCCAGAATCTGCAAACCACCAGGTCCAATCTCCCATGCACTAATGGCAGACTGATTAAGTGATGTCCATACTGTGCTGAGAGTAATATCGGTAAATGCAACAGTCGTATACTTTGTATTACCTGTCATTGTGTAGGATGCACGCTTATCATGCAACCTATCAAACTTGATTAGAGCAATATCACTATCAGACATAGTGACAGGCACTTCTGCTGCTGGGACTTGGAAGGTTGCACTGTAAGGTGCCTTGTCATCTATAACAAGGTCATCCATATGACCAATAAAGCAGTTAGTGCTGCCAGGTGCAGTTTGAGGACCAGCAACTACAAGTGCATCAAGAGAGATGTCATTTGTGCTCTGATATTCAACAGCAAGGTTACCATTGAAGTAAACTTCATACTTATAAAGACCGAGTGACTCTTCACGTTTCTGGAAGAGGATGTGATTCCATGCTCCACCACCCATTGCAGTCCAATAAGTAGCAGCAGTGGAAGATGCAACTTGTGTATTGTTAAGATACACAATAAACTTCTGGTAACCAGGCGATGTAGTATCACCATCCAGAGAAATTCTTATAGGTTGACCACCAGAGATAGGTGCAATGTCAAATAGGACAGGCTCATGATTTGTGGCATGTGCTGTGCCATTCATAGCAAACCATGCTTGTGCAGACCACTCTTTAGTTGCCTTATTGAAGTTTGTTAGTGAAACAGGAGCAGGTGCTTGGAATTTAAGTGCACCACCACCAAACTTAGTGATTACAGCATCATGAGATACATCACTTTGTGAGAAGTATACCCATGTAGCAAGATTTTGCTTGGTTTCATCAACAGTGATGTCATTGCTGTCATTAAATCTAAAGGATGCAAGTTGGTCAGCAACTTGACGGTCAACTGCCAAGATGCAGTCACCAGAGTTGTCAACAGCATGAGATTTTGCTCTGAAACCGACAGATGTAGTCTCGTCTACCTTAGTTTCAGCAATAACTGTGCCGTTATACTTGATATAAGAGATAATTGCATATCTGTTGTTTTCAGACTCGTCAACATCAGCAACCAAGGTGTAATTGCCAAACTCATCGACTGTAACACCTGCATGGTAGATATTTCTAAATTGTCCACCGATAGAGAAGGTCTTGGACCACTCCCAACCAGAATTAGCGGAAGATACTGCAAATTTGTTGACTTGAATCTTGTCATACTTCGCAGTAGCATTATTGTAGACATTCCAGATGAGGATAACATCGTTATAGTCGTCGATTAGGAATTGTGGGTCTCTGACGTATCCACCGATGGTTGGCATCTGGCGAATATAGTCAATTTCGAGGTTTGCACCGTCATAGAAGAATACACCGAAGATTAAGTCATCATTTTGCTGGTTTACGCCAACAAAGAAGAATCTGTCGTCTGCAATCCACTCAATCTGATTCAATTCTTCAGAATCGTCTTCAGATGCAATCTTTCTCTTCTCTACAAGGTTACCTTCGACATCACATTGGATAATCCAGATGTCGTTAGGGTCAGGAGAGTTAGAATCTGTATAACCACCAATATAAATGCGTTGCTCTTGGTCAAGAGTGATAGTCTTGATAAAGTCTCTTCTTGTGCTACCAGAGATACCAGCAATAGACTTCTGCCACTTCAGAATACCGTCTGGAGCGTTAGCATTATTGAATCCAGACTCATAAAGTCCAATCCATACATCTGGGTTGTAGACATCGTTGTCAGGATTTAATGTTTGGCCTGCAACATATATGAGGTCCTTTTCTGGAGCACTATTTACATAGATTTTAAGAAACTCTGCTCTCTTTTGATTGGCATTCTGAGGAATGAGATGTCTTTCCCAAACCAACTGTCCAAGGTCATCAAACTTAGCAAGGAAACCTGCCTCGTCAGCATCTGCTTCAATAATCTTACCGCAGATATATGTCTGACGCTCATCGGTAGTCTTAATATCATTAACAACAATCGTGCCGTTTGACTCAAGATACTCAGTCAACCAATAACGAGTTTTCTTATATTGTTGTGGGTGCGAGATACGAATCTGGGGAGGATTGTCCACATCGTATCCATTACCAGAGTTGATAATATCAACAGTATTGACATTACCAGTATTCAGGAGATTAATTCTTAATTGTGCATCCTGACCTTGTGCTGTAATCAACTCAAAGGTAGGAGGAATGTCAGAATTATAACCAACACCACTCTGCAGAATACCGATTGACTCGATACCAGCAACAACCTTAACTTTGAAGAGTTTGTTAGTGTTATCGATAACAGGACGAGAGTTAACGATTACTTCGTCTTGTTGACGCAACTCATGCTCGATATCAGTAGTAATAACACCATAAGGTCTGTCACCAATAATTTCTTTGGTGTATGCAGTAATCTTTTGACCCTTAACGGACTCAATAATTGCAGACGCACCAAATCCACCAGTGCCTTCATCATCAAAGAAGACAGTATCATTAACCTGATAAGATTCGCCTGGGTTTTCAATAACAAAACCATCAATTTGAGCATCCTCAAACTGAGTAGTTGTCTCAACTTCAATATCAACTCTAGATTCAGCAGATACTTTCGGGAAGTAATCATAGATTTGCAGAGTTGCCTCTTCAGACATCTCTAGGATTTCTTGCTGCTCATTAGCATCGATGATGCCATCATTATTACTATCCTGAATCTCAAAGATAATAGGATAACCTTCAATTTCAGTTGTTAAGACATCTGCCTCTTGGTTAGGTTGTCTATCAACATCAATGTCAACATTTACATAAGGGTCTCTGTATCTGACGACTCCTGATGGGATGTTTTCTTGGGTAGCATCTTGGCTAAAGTTCCAGGCATCAGGTAGAGAGTTAAACTGGGGTCCAAGGATATAGGGGAATTCGGGGATACCAGTATCTGACGCATCGATTGTGATGAAATATGCATAGGTGCCATCAGGATATTCAGGTGTTTTACAGAAACGACCGTTGTAGTTGTCTAAGTCACCAGATTGGAAGTCATAGAAGTAGTCAGCAACGAATGACCCAGCAGGATACTCAGAAAGCAGAGGACCGTCGATACGAGCAGGGTTAGGATTAGTAGCTTGGTCAAAGACAACATTTGTTTTGAGTTTATACGAAGTTCTAAGGCGACGGATACCGCTATTTTGGTCAGTTGGGTCAATATAAGCATATGGACCGTAAATTGGGTTACCGTCAAACGCCCAACCAATAATAGGAGAGTGTTTGAAGTTAGATTCTAACTCTTGGAATTGTTGAGTGACAGGATCTAAGAATACGTTGTCTCCAACCACATAACGCAACTCTTTAGGGTCAGAGAGGTGAGCATATTCACCACCAAACTGGTTATTGTAACCAGTAAAGACATAACCTTTAGCAAAGTCGTATTTTTGCTCCAAGTCATACTGAAGGTTTTTATTCCACTTGAATACTTCAGGAGTAAAGGTTGCAAGTTGTCCAACCGACTCCAATCTAATAGTAGTATTACCTTGAGTGTAACCAATACCTTTATTAGTAATGGTAACTCCCAACACACGCCCTTTATCTTCACCAGTGGTGCCGATTGTTGCTTGTGCAATAGCACCGAAACCATCACCATTGATAATTACGTTAGGTGCTGTGGTATATCCACTACCAGAGTTAATAATAGCGATAGATACGATTCTACCGTTAATAACAATAGCTTGTGCAAGAGCACCTTCACCTGAGTTGACTCTTACTGCAGGTAGAGATGTATATCCAGTACCAAAGTTTGTGATATTAACGCTGGAGATAGGACCACGGACGTTTGCAGTTGCCTCAGCACCTGTGCCATTACCACCAGTAATAGAAACTGAGGGTTGTGATGTAAATCCGCTACCTGGTTGCTCAACCAGAATTCTTGTAACTCTACCACCAGTAATAACTGCCTGTGCAGTAGCACCGCTACCACCACCTCCAACAATAGAGACAAGAGGTGACTCAGTATAACCACTACCTTGGTTAGTAACAGTAAATCCAGTCAGACTACCATTAACAACCACTTCGGCCGCGGCACCAGTACCACCGCCACCTGTAATTTCTAGATTTGGTTTAGCACCAGCATCATATCCCTCACCAATGCTATCAACATCAATCTTAGTAAGAGGACCATATTGGACAAACTCAGCTGACTTATATGCCCAGATAGATACACCGTTAATCCAACTACCAATCGGAGTGTTAGCACCGATATCTTGTCTTTCTGAGATAGTTTGGACAACTCTAGGGAATCTGAGCAGTTTACGCTGGTTACCAGGAATCAGTGCCGACCCAGTGAAAGGACCAATCTTATAGTTGGGTAGACCAGAAGCAGCAACGTAAACGTAGCTATCATTAAAGAAGGAGTTTTGAATGTTAGTGGTGAATTCGCTAACAACCTTATTGATAGAAGTAACATTAGACTTACCTCGGTTAAGGTCAACAGATAGAAGGATATTACCTTGAGGGATAATATCAGTCGGGACGTTGATTTGGTATGAGAAAGTAAAATCGTCAATACGAGAAGTTACAGTAAAGGTGCCGTTATACACAACGGGGTTTGCACCATATACAGTAACTTGGTCAGATACCAACAAACCATGTGGGTTGTTGCAAACAACTGTGGCAGTCTGGTTATTAACACCACCAGGTGTTACGCTATCAACCTGAATTAGTTTTTTAACGTTATACAACCAAGAAGACAGTCTTTCATCAAGAGAAGATGACCCAAGGTTAGCAACCTTCAGTTTATCGCCCTTAATGTAGTAAGACCCAGTGTCATCTAGGACGGTAGTGCCCGCTTCAGCAATACCAAGGATTCTCAACTTACATTCTTGAGAAGTGCCACGGTTTGTATAAACAAAGATGTCAGACTGGACTATTGTGCCAGGATCCCAATCCTCTACAACACCATTCTTAGATCTGGTGCATTCAATAA